GTAGGCCAACCCCCCCCTCCCCGCCACAGCGCCTCACTACTTGACATGCGCTGAAAAGTTGCTATACGCACACGATGGAAAATTATATTAAAGAACGAACTCCCCCAATCTACCATCTTTAATGGTAGTAACACTTTAGCACATGCTTTGGAGAAAGCAAGGAAAAAGTGTGGGTGACACCCCACAGGTGAAAAGGTGCCACAGGGGGGTAAGGCGACTAGACGACTTAGGGGCTACTTACGGGTTACTTAATGTAATATGGGGATTACGAGCGGGTGCATGCGAGCTCTACCGCAAATCATGCTTGACATGCGGGGCTTACCTGCTACACTTGGAACCAAGGGAGAGGAGAAAACGAGATGACGAGTCCAAGAAAATTTGCCCGGTACGCTAGGGAGTGGCTCGAACTCTTCACGAAGATGGCTGATGAGCCGGAACGGATTTTTGAAGTTCCTTGCGAAAGCGAGAAGAAAGCGAAAGCTGCAAGGCAAGAATTCTACAAGGCAAGGTCTGCATTCTTGAGTGACGGGATTGACGCTTGCGTAATTGCTGACAATGAATGGGAGTTCGAGCAGGCCAAGAAACGCTGGAAGAATGTGCTGGATTCGCGTGAGGTGTTGGTGCGCGACAACAGTGTGTATTTTGGCTTGAAGAGCGACAACTGGATCGGCAAGCTGATTTCCCAAGCGCATCCTGTGGATAGGGTGCCTGAAAAATGAACGTTGAACGTGACCCGAGGCGGCGTGATGTGTTTCAGGTTACGGTGGGCAACGTGACAGTCATCTACAAGGGATGGGAGCCGCTGGCAATTGGACCGAACTACTATGGTGAGTGGATGGTAAGCAACATGGTAAGCAGGTACGTGCGTGACTGGATTACGCTTTACTTGCGGGAGGAGAAGAAGTTGCAGCCGCACCTGATTCGGAAAGTGAGATTCTTGCAAGTGAGGGAGGCGGTAGAGAAGATGGGAGCGGGAGTAACGATTTGAACCAAGGAAACCGTGGAATCCTGTTGGGTATGTTGCAGGCAACGGAACCAGCGAGCACTGCCTTATCCGGCGGGGAACTCGCCGCCACGTTTGACTTGGTCGCGTGGCGTCACTGGCCGGGTACTGGCGTGTAGGAGGTCTATTCTCCTGTAGGGTTCGAGTCCCCGCCCCGGTCATCAATGCAGGGGGAGCGGTGCAGCCGTTACACTGGGGTCGCGGCTTGCAAGCACGGCGTGCGGGTCGTGCCCTCCTGCACCACTTGAGCCCTTTCGCGAAGAGAGGGTTGAAGTGGTGCCCCTTCAGCCGGTTTGGAGAAGCCTGACAGAGGACAGACCTGTCTACGCTTCGATTCCAACGTCTCCGCTGGCTGGAGGGACACCAATGTGCAGGCTGACCGCTAGACGCTGGATAAGGGATGGATCAGGGTCGCTCCCTTCTGTCTCCAGCGAGACAAGCCAATGTGATTGGCGCGGCCACCAGCCTTTCCTTGCTACCGCATCTGGATAGCTGTCCCGTATCCGCGCGTTAGGACGAACCTTGGGTCGTACGCTCCCCATCCCGATTGCTGGGCCGGGTGCGGTAGCAAGGGACCGCGACATGGCAACCCGTACTGCTTGGGCTGTGGGCAGGGCCGCTTTCGATGCTGGGCAGCGGGACAGGCGTAATCGAGAGCAGCGGTCCCCCAAAACAGGGGATAGGAAGAAATGAACAAGCCAGCACTTTGGCGCGTACAAGAGCGCGGCGGCGGCACGTGGTTCGAGGTGCATCACTTGGAGACGGCGCAACTGTATTTCGAGTTGGGCTATGAAGTGCGCGACCTGATTGCGCGGCCATTCAGTGGAGGAAAAGATGCCATTTCCGGCAGTAGTAGACAACACGATGCGCAAGACGTTTGCGCACTGCCCTCAGAAGTTCTACAACGAATTCATCCTTTGTCTGAGGGAGAACAAGAGCATTGACCTGTTCTTTGGCGTGTGCTTCGCGAAGGGCATGGAGGTGGCGCGCAAGATGTTCTACCAACGCAGTGAAGCTGGAGCAGCGCCACTGTCTGCGAATGATGCGGTGGAAGAAGGCGTGAAAGCGGCGCGCGAAATGTTTGACGACTTCCCTGTACCGTTTGGCTCGCTCAAAACTAAGGACAGGCTCGTGGGTGCCATTCGCTACTATTTCGAGACATGGCCCTTGGAGAAGGAGTGGCTGGTGCCGGTAAAGGATGGGATTGAGTGCTGCTTCGCCTTCGACCTGCCGATTGCGCATCCTGACAGTGGGTGGCCAATTCGCTATGCGGGGCGCTACGACTTGCGCGCCAATTTGGGACCGCGCTACTACGTGAACGACGAGAAGACCGCCTCGCGCCTTGGTGATTTGTTCGCGTGGCAGTGGGACATGGACAGCCAAATGACCGGCTACATCTGGAGCGTCTACCAAGACTTCATCAAGCAGGGCGACATCCACAATTTGCCGGAGGTGCAGGGCAACGTGCGCGCGGTGTCGATCCTGAAGCAAGGGTACGGCCACATGGAGGTGCCGATCGTGCGCTCGCACTGGCAACTGGATGAATGGTATCGGCAACTGCTGCGCGATGTGCGGCGCATGGTTGCTTGCTACAACGAAGGCAACGAGACACGCGGCATGAATCCCGGCGTGGCGTGGGACAAGGCGATGCACTCGAATGCGTGCGTCTCCTTTGGAAGACAATGCGAGTACACGCGCTTGTGCCTTTCGCCTAATCCAGAGCGCCTGTATGATGGATACCAGCGCGTGGTGTGGAACCCACTGGTGCGGGGCACGGAATGAAGACCTTCTACTGCACGTTCGCTGCCACTGGATCGCTTGGCGACTGCTACGTCAAGCTGGAGGCAAGGAACTACACAGAAGCGCACGCGAAGATGTACCGCGCGTTTGGCAGCGAGTGGGCCTTCTGCTATCCGGAAGAGAAGTACGAGGAGTGCATCGCGCGCTTCGGGCTACATGAAATTCCAATGAGGGAGGCGACTGATGGATGAACAAATCAAGCCGCGCACTCGTGGCGAGAAGGTGCGATTCCTACGGGACCGCGGACTGCCGTGGGCGGCAGAGTTGAGCGAGGAACGATTGGACCACTACTTTGGCAAGCTCTATCACTTCGAGACTGCCATACCTGACTGGCCTTACCACGATGAGAGGACAGGGCCACGCAATCCACGCTATGGATGGGGGAAAGAGAGATGAGCACTGCCGTACTGGTGATTGGCGAAAGCGGGCAAGGCAAAACGGCATCGCTGCGCGACATGGAGCCTACGAACACGCTGCTGGTGCAGGCTGTCGCCAAGCCGCTGCCCTTCGAGAACAACCAAGCATGGAAGCGGTTCGACCCCGAGACGAGGCAAGGCAACGTGTTCGTGACGGACCAAGCGAGCGGCATCGAGCAGCTTATGGTGGGCACGAAGCGCAAGGTGATCGTGCTGGATGACTTCCAGTACACGATGGCGAACGAGTTCATGCGGCGCAGCGACGAACGTGGCTTCGACAAGTTCACGGAAATCGGGCGCAATGCATGGAACGTCTTCATGAAGGCAGGCTCACTCGCTCCTGACGTTCGCGTCTACATCCTTGCCCACACTGACGTAAGCGATACGGGGCAGGTTCGCATGAAGACGATTGGGAAGCTGCTGAACGAGAAGATCACGGTAGAAGGCATGTTTTCGATTGTGCTTCGCACGCTGGTGCGGGATGGCGAGTATTTCTTCAGCACGCACAACAGCGGCCACGATACCGTCAAGAGCCCGATGGGGATGTGGAAGGATGACCTGATCCCCAACAATCTGGCGGAGGTGGACAAGCGCATCTGCGAATACTACGGGATTGAGTCATGAAAAGGGGAAGACATGATTTTCTTTAAGAAGGCATGCAAGCAGCTTGACAGCGACCTTGAAGCGATAAGGCGTCGGCTTGAGCGGCTTGAGTTGGACAAGGACATCGCGGACGCGGTGAAGCAAGGCGAGCATGTCGATAAGGTCATCAAGAACGTGCTCGCACAAAATTTAAAGGCGAAGGAAGGAGAGGAGGTGACGGTAGACTTGGCCAAACTGACGGACGAAATCACGACTGCCCTTGGCAGGACGGGCTACAGCATCAAGAAACGTTGACACAAACAGGAGATTTGAAAATGGCAGAACGCAGCAAAAAATGGACCGCAGCGGACGGCAGCGAGCACGACTCGAAGAAGGAGGCCGTGTACCATGAGAAGCTGTCGCAAGTTGCAGACGAACTGGCTAGAGCAGATTTTGCTGAAGCTGAAGTGATAGATGCTGCTGCTGAGGTGGTGGCGTGGTTCAATGACCGCTTCGTGCTGAAGCCGCGCAAGCAGGAGGCCAGCGAATAATGGCAACTCCAGCGCCTCAAATGTGGTACTCAAGCGACGGCAAGCTTTTCGAGAGCGAAGCTGACGCCGACGACTATGACTCACGCCAGTCCATCTATACGGAAATCGAGAAGGGCTTCGATCCCGGCTGGAATGGCAAGCAGCCACGCGAGGTCATCGACTGGCTGATCACGAACTACGACTTTTCCAAGCGCCTCACGCCAACTGGCGGCGGCGTGAAAGCAATCCCTTAACTGGAGCACGCAATGAGCGAGCAAACGACAGAAGATTTCAGCTTCGAGTACGACGACAGCGAAGTCGCGAAGAGCGACAAGAACGCGGCCAAGATCACGGACGGTGGCGCATACGTAGGCCAGTTCCCGGTGGAGCGGCCTCCCTCCTACGTTGAAGCTGACAGCGGCGCGAAGGCCATCGAGTTCGAGTTTGAAACCGAGGATGGCGGCAAGACCAACTTCACGGTCTGGATGATCGGGAAGACCGGCCAGAAGACGTTCGGCTACGCGCAGGTAATGGGCCTGTGCTACCTGATGGACGCGAAGCTCAAGGCGGTCCCCGGCAAGGTGATGCGGTGGGTGGACGGCGAGAAGGGCCGCGTGCGCGAGGAAGTGGACGGCATGGTTTATCCTGATCTGGCAGGCAAGCGTATTGGCCTGATCCTCGAGAAGGAACTGACCGGCGACCGCGAGGACAACCCTAACGGCGACAAGTACCGCTTCAACCTGTTCGGCGCATTCGATCCGAAGACCAAGCTGACCGCGACGGAACTGAAGGAGCGCAAGACGCGCCCCGAGAAGTTCGACAAGTACCTGAAGGCGCTGCGCGTTCGCGACAGCCGCAAGAAGGGCGCTGCGGAACCTTCGCAGCCGTCGATGGGCCTGCCGGCAGAAGGAGGTTACTGACATGAGCAAACTGCTAGCAGCCAATCAACTCATGGAAGTGGTAGCCACCAATGCGGCTGAAGAATTCACGCGGCCTCACATCATCCTCCACCAATATGAGTTGCCAGACCCGCGCGCTACCTTCGCCATGTCCCTCATTGAAAAGTGGGGCATGGTAGCAGCTGCTACCAATAACGGCGAGGACAGCGCAGGTAGGCAAAAGCTGGAGTTGCAGGAGCCGGATGAACTGGTGGAGCGCGCCATGTCGATTACCAGCTTGGCCTTCGACGCTTTCAAGTCGCATGGCTGGTTGGTGGAAGTGCCTGCATGGGGCTCTGTAGAGGAAAGCCTCAAAGCGAAAGAGAAGGTGACACCATGAACGGCATCGAGAGACGCCAGCCTGAAAGCTGGGACAAACCGTGGCGCGGCACGGAGCGGCGCAAGTGGGGCAGACCGCCTCCCCACCATAGCAAGAGCGCGACGGCCACGCCTTCGCTATCGACCACGTTCACGGCGTCGGCAAGCTTTAGCCGCCGTTAACTTTTGGCTCGCAAGTCGCCTGCGCATTCCCTCCACCCCGCGCGTACCGGGGAGGCGACAAGCTACGTAGCGGAACGGACGTTGTTGGTACACCAGATAGCTTGGCCTCGCCAGCCTAAAATCTGCGGCTACGCACGCGGACATGTCATGGGGAACCAACGCCAGTGGTGGCGATAGTGTAATGGCAGCACGCGAGTCTGTGGAACTCGAAGACAAGGGTTCAAATCCCTGCGCCACACTCCAAAAAGAGGAGAAGAAAAATGTCGTTCAGTCCACAAAGTTCATCCGCCGTCATCGAGCGCACCGACAGCATGCAGGCCGACGACTGGCACGCCTGCGAGGGGCAATGGTTCGCGGCGCTCCAGATTCCCCACTGCGACATGATCTACGTGCAGCGCAAGGGGCACGGCAGCTACGCGGTCGTGGCCTCCATCGGGAGCCGTGACATCAGCATTCGTGGTGGTTTCACGTGCGAGGCCGACGCGGAGGAATATGCACGGAAGCTGACCGGCGTCAAAGCCGGAAGCTGAAGGCGCAAGTGGGCCTTGAATATCGTTTAAAAGCGTAGAATAATACTCCTGACGGTTTTGCGGCACATGGCATGTGGGGTAGGCCGTCCAGACGGTGAAAACGCCCTAGCGGGGCAATTTGGAGGAGCAAATGGAACGACAAGTTAACAAAAGGAAGCATGCGCAGGGGTGGAGTTGGGCCTACTACAGCCTGATCCATTTCGGCTACACGGTGGAGCAGGTGCAGGCGGAACTGAGCGGCAAGCGGTTCGTGCTTGGGCTGGACTACGACAAGGGCGCGCGCCAAGGGATCAAGGATTGGCAGGAAGAGCAGGCTGAACAGGCGAAGGGAGAGGAGAAATGAGCAAGGACTACGTGAACGACATGGTGCCATTCGGCTTTGGCACTATCGAGTTCTTTTCTAAAGGGGCGCATGGCGAACTGCATCTCGTGCGGTGCAGTGCGCAGGGCACGGTTAGCTGGCTGAAGATCGAGCAGGACAAGGGGTACATGGTCTTCGAGTCGATGGAGGAGGTGGAAGCACTGGAGGAGGAGTACAAGATGCACACGGCGAAGGCCGAGAAGCAGATTGCGGATGGCCTAGTGGCGCTGGCTGACAGGCTGGTGAAGGGGAAGGCGAAATGAAACTGGAGAGTCCCCTGTGCCCGGTCTGTGGCAAGGCACGCGGCGGCAAGGCTGGCTCGCACGCCCATGACGAGTGCCACAAGATCACGAAGGAACGGCACGAGAACGACAGGCACACGAAGTCGGGCAACGGACGCTATACAGGCAGGCGGCTTGACTATTTCCTGCATATGGTGGGGGAAGAATGAGCCACTGCATGCACTGTGGGGAGCCGCTGCTTGGCGCAAGGCCGAACCGCAAGTTCTGCGACATGGCTTGCAAGAAGGCGTACCACAGCCAGCAGTGGCGCGAGCAGAATCCCAAGTCCCCGCTTGGCGCACTCAGCATGCAGGCCACGGCTGAGTTGAACGTGTTGCGGGTGTGCAAGGACTTGCTGCAACGCTGTTCATCCATACAGTTGTTCAGGGCACTGTTCCCGGCGCAGGACTGCGACCTGATCGCAATGGACTGGGGTATCCCGGCGACGTACTGGCGCATTGAGGTCACGAGCGGGAACTACACAGGGGCAGGGAATGTGACCCATCCTAAGAGGGACGCGCGCAAGTACGATGTGCTGGCTGTCGTCATTGGGGAGGAGATTGTCTACCAGCCTCCTTTTGGGGAGTGGCCAATGGGATGGAAGAGGCTGGTTGCTGCCCACGATGCTGCGTCCCCCCGGCCAGCCGCCCAATCATATCAGCAAAAAGGAGAGGCGTCAAGATGAGACTAGAACTCGTGGAAGAGGACATCACAACTGTCCTCCTTGTGGAGATAGCACGGCGCTACCGGGGCAAGCAATGCGGTGCGGCACGTGCATGGCATGTCTGCGATTCCGTGGTCTCGGAAGCATGTACTGGCCACGGTACGCCTCACACGAACTGCTTGGAGGGGTGCGGCATTGTGCGCTACAAGGGCAAATACTACTGGGTTAAGGAGAACTGAATGTACTGCGAAGAATGTGGCACTTTATGCAGCAACGAGCCGACAGGAAGATTCGACAGGATGACTGGTGAGCCAATCATGCAACCTGTTTGTCCTACTGGACGGTGCGGCCATACGCGGGGAATAACGGGAGTATGGCCACATGAGTACGTTGGTTTCCTTCGTATGCATTGCCGAAAATGCGGATACGTTCCACCTGATTTACTTTAAAAGGAGAACTGAAATGGCTACCGCTCCAAGAATGAGTCGCCGCCAGCGCGACCACATCCTCGCGAAAGACAAATACCGCCAACTGGTGGAACTGGCGAAGACACGCAACCCTAAGCTGAAGGGCGAGCAGCCAGAGAACTGGACGCCGGAGAACGCCTTCATCTTTGGGGCGCTCTGGATGGCTGACGAATGCGAGAACGTAGCGGCCAAGGCGCACAAGATCGTGACGCGCACGCACGCCAGCACGCAGGAGGGGCATGAGGACTTGATTCGCGCGGCGAGCATGCTGGAGCGGTTGATGCGGGAGGAGATGAACCGTGCGTCGAGCGTCGAGGCGCTGCGCGCGGTAGCGGAGGAGATCAAGAAATGAGAGTTACTTTCATGGACGATAGAGGGCTAGGCGTTGAGTCCTTCGAAGTATCTTCCAAGCTGGAAGTGAAGGACTTGGACAGGATGCTTGACAAGTGGATGGAGAAGCATGGCTACCAGAGCGCCAAGTGGGTCATCAAGGCATATGACAGGGATGAGTATTCAGCGCGTGAGTGCATCGAGTATGCGATTTCCTGCTTGAAGAACAGGGATAGCAGGGGATGCACGATCAAGTGGCTCGAAAGGGCATTAGCAAAACTGGAGGCGAGCGATGAACAAGGAAAGGCTGCTGCGGCTGGCGAATGAGATTCTGCCGCATGTCCCGGCAGAGAAGTTCGACATGCGGACTTGGAAGTGCGGGACCACGGCATGCGCCGCAGGATGGGCTGCAAGCGACAAGCAGTTCCGGCGCGAAGGACTATCTATAACCACTCGGTCTAGTGGAGCAGTGGTTCCAACCTTCAAGGACGAAGCCAATACGGTGCGCTACGGCTACGCGGCATGCTGCGCTTTCTTTGGCCTTCAATGGCGGGAAGCGGAGTTCCTGTTTTCTCCTACCAATTATGCTTGTGGAGGTGGACCGGAAGACACGACGCCAGCGGAAGTGAGTGAGCGCATTCGCATGCTGGTGCGAGGCCATCGTGATTAGGGTAGAGGGCTATGGCCCCCCGCAAGCGGACATTGTGATCCTTGGTGAAGCTCCCGGCGAGCAAGAGGAAATCGAAGGCAGGCCGTTCGTTGGCACGAGCGGTCGCGAACTGCGGCGCATGCTGCAGGAGGCTGGCATCAATCCCTACCGTTGCTACTACACGAACGTCTGCAAGTACCGACCTCCCGGCAACGACATTTCGCGTTGGGTGACGCGCAAGAAAAGCATTGGTGTAGCTAATGAATGGCCTGAACTGAATGGCTGTTGGTACAACGAACTGGTTGAGGAGGGACTGAATGAACTACCAGATGAAATCGCTGCTCGTGCGCCGAAAGTCGTTGTCGGCTTGGGCAATGTCGCATTGTGGGCCGAGGCAGGAGAGTGGCATATCACGGATTGGCGAGGAAGCGAAATGCACACTTTTTCAGGTCATCCTTTTGTACCCACGATACACCCTGCTAGCGTTGTTCGTAATTGGCCTATCCGTACTAATGTTGTTCATGACTTGGGCTATCGTGTCACACGCCGCTTGCGGCTAGGGTTCGTGACGCCGGAGTGGGACTTCAACTGGAACCCTACGTTCGAGGAGGCGATGGCCTTCATCGAGGCGCTGGACGACGACACTGCGGTGGACGTTGAAACGAGTCGGGGCCAGATCGTGTGCGTTGGCTTGGCGACTAGTGCAAGGCGTGCGATGTGCATCCCCTTCATCAGCGAGGGCTATGGTGCGTACTGGAAGCCGGATGCACGCCGCCAGATCATCGCGGCATTGGAGCGCAAGCTGACTGACCCCAACGTATGCGTGATAGGCCAGAACTTCAACTATGATGCGGACTACTTCAATGACAATTTCAAATTCATACCGCGAGTGGCCTTCGACACGCTTATCGCGCAAACTGTTTTGTTTCCGGGGACGCCGCGCGGCCTCGGCTACTTATCCAGCATGTATTGCGACTGGCATTGTTATTGGAAGGATGATGCTCGTGATTGGCAAAACCTACGCGACTTCCCCCGACTCTTCCAGTACAACTGTAGGGACGTTTGTGCGACTTGGGAGACTGCGCAAGGACAGAGAATGGCGTTGGAGCGAGCCCGGTTGGTGGAACAGTTTTCTTCACGGATGGCTTACAATGCGCGCGTCTTCGACATGCAGCAAAGAGGAGTGATACGGGATGAACGAGCCACAGCGTTGCTCAAAGAAGAGGTTGACGAAGCCCTTCAAGCACGAAAGATCATCATTTGTGACGCGGCTGGATGCCCAGTCAATCCGACTTCGCCAAAGCAAGTGGACAAATTACTCTATACCGATTGGGGACTCCGCAAGCCAGCGCGTCGAGGCAAGGAGACAGGCGGCACAGGCAAGGATGAACTCAAGCAGGTTATCGCATGGCATCCAGAACGCGCCGACATTCTGCGCGCGATCCTTGAGCACAGGTCGCTTGCGTCTATGCGCAGTAATTTCCTTGAAGCGAAACTTGATCCTGATGGACGCCTTAGAAGTTCGTTCATGGCTACGGGAACAGAGACATTTCGACTTACGAGCGGTACGAACAATTTTGGGAGAGGAACTAACCTTCTCAACATTTCTGGCAGCGGTACGACGCACAGCGGAAACAAGGTGCCAAACTTTAGAAGAGCAATCGTGCCCCCAAGTGGACATACAGTGTTTGACTGCGATCTGGCGCGTGCTGATTTGCAGGTAGTGGCATGGGAAGCAAACGACGAAGACCTGAAGCAGAAGTTTAGGGAGGGGGTGGACATCCACTATGAGAACGCAAAAGACCTTTTCGGAGTTAGCGCGCCTACACAGGATCAACGTGACCGTCAAGCTAAGACTTTCGTTCATCTCACTGACTATGGTGGTAGCCCAAGGACAGCCGCAATTCAGGTCGGATGCACAGTTCACGAAGCTGATCTTGCGCAGCGGCGCTGGTTTGCCATCCATCCCGGCATCAAGGAATGGCACAAGCGCATCCAAAAGCAGCTTGAGGCCACGCGTACTGTCTACAACAAGTTCGGCTACCGCATGGTGTTCTTCGACCGCATAGCGAACTTGCTGAAGGAGGCGCTGGCATGGATTCCTCAGTCCACCATCGCAATCGTCGCGAGCAAAGTCCACGAGGCGATGGAAGGCATCCCTGATATGAGCATAGTCTTGCAGTGCTACGACAGTGTGGTGGGCTACTACCCCTCCATCTTGGAGGAGGAAATGCTGCCAAAACTGCACGCGGCCACGCAAGTCGTGGTGCCTTACGATGACCCGCTGATCGTGCCGATGGGTCTTAAGACGAGCAAGGTGAGTTGGGGCGATGTGGAGAAGAGGAGTTGGCCAAAATGAAGGAAGTCTTAGAAGCTCTAGCCAATGGTAGAAGTGAGCATATAGACCCTCGCATGGCAAGAGAGATTGAAAGCTGGAAGGGTAATCCTACCGCTTTACAACTGCTGCATGCATTGGACATGGGCGCGCGCTATGCCCTCGCCAGTGATTTTGTGCTGAAGACGCTGGACGCAATATGGTTAATAAAATTACGCGAGGAGGGAGCAACGCCAGAGCAGGTAATCGCGCAGGCAGAGTGGAGGGAAAAGAAATGCTGATATTCGAATCGTTCATGGGCAAGGACAAGGATGTGGGCCTGAAGTTGCGGCGCGGCGACGGGCATTGGGAAGTGTGGGTCAACAAGCGCGACGTCACGATGTATATCATCTACGTGTCGAAGTCGCTGTGGGACATCGCGAAGAAGTGGAAGGAGTTGCTGGCGACTGCGCAGGAGCGGTGGAAATGAACTACTACTTGCCGTGGTTTAGTTTGCGTGGTCCTCTGGTCGCGGATTTGCGCAACGATGTGTGGAAGGAGGCGCTTAACTACTTGAAGCGCACACGCGATGTGGATGGCTGGTGGGTGATGCTATATGGAGCATAGCTGCATAGCATGGAGGGTGTATGGATTTCGAGGAAGATGCGCGGTGGGCGCAGTGCAGCGAATGCGGCTGCGACTTCCTGCAAAAGGGGCCGTGGCAGAAGAAGTGCTTTCACTGTTTTAGGAGTTCGCCGGAGGGCGCGGCTTGGGCGCAGCGCAAACGGGAGGAGGAGCAGCATTTCGCGCAAGGGCGTAACAGGAGCAGGAGCTATCAGGAAGAGCAGCAACGACGCTATAGGGAACAGCAAGAACGGATGCAGCAAGAGCAGGACCGAATGTACCGCGAGTTCTTTGGTCAAGGGCAGCAACGCTATCAGCAAGCAGCGCCGAAAGGCGTTGGACTTGATAAGGCTATGCTTCGTAAGCTGCTCCAGCTATGCCACCCCGACAAACATGGCAACAGCGAACTATCCAACGAAGTGACAAGGGCGCTGCTCGCGATGAAGGACAAGCTGCCATGAAATCTCCCCTCTTCAAGAAGTGGAAGGGGCTTTGGCTTTGCGAAGGCGACGGCAGGAAGGGCTACGGCTACACGCCCCAACTTGCCTACTTGGAGTGGAAGTATGGGAGGCCGGGATGGACTGGTTGCGCGATTTCGTAGACTACGCTTCGTTCGGGGAGGCTTCGCCACGCCTGATGTGGTGGGTGGGCGTCAGCACGATAGCGGGAGCCCTCCGGAGGAAAGTGTGGACGGAGCATCGCTACTACCAGTTCACGCCCAACTTCTACATCCTTGTCGTCGGCAAGCCGGGGGCCGTCAAGAAGTCCACGAGCATGGACGTTGGCATGAACCTCCTGTTTCAGGTGCCGGGTATCGAGAAGGGGCCAAGCATGGCCAGCATACAGGCGTTGATCGAGTACATGGCACGCCAGTACGAAGTCTTCAAGATGAAGAATGGCGAGATGTTCCCGATGTCGTGCGTAACGCTCGCGCTTTCCGAATTCGGTTCGCTCTTCGACCCGCAGGACAGGCTGCTCGCGGATACGCTAACCGACATCTACGATAGCAAGCGCGGCACTATCGAAAAGATCACGAAGACTAGTGGAAATGATTTGATGACAAACCCGTATCTCAACATTATTGCGGGTTGCACGCCGACTTGGATGCAGGAGCATTTTCCTCAAGGCTTGATTGGCAGTGGCCTCGCGTCACGCATCACATACTTGTACGAGGAAAAGAGGTATCAACGTGTGGCGTATCCGGAACTGAAAATGCCGCCAGAAAAAGAAATGCGACAACGTGCATCGGCTCTGCTTGACAAGCTCACTGTGATAGCCAATTATGAAGGTGAGGCACACATAACCAAGGCGGCTTATGAGTGGGGGGAAAGGTGGTACGACGAAGAGTGCGACAGGCAGGAATCGCTGCCGCTTTCCGCGCAAGCGGACTTCAGCATCCGCAACCAAGGACACCTCCATAAACTAGCAATCATCATCAGCGCCTCTCGAGGAGATTGGCCTGTCATCGACGTAGCGCATATGCAGGCAGCGAAGGAGAAGCTTGATGAATTGCAGGTTGATGCTCAAAAGATTTTTGGTGTGGTGGGTCAGACGAGGAGTTCTGGCCTTGCTAAACAAGTGGTGGAAGTAGTAGAGAAGGAAGGGCCAGCCGGAATCAGCAAGCAAATGGTGTTTTCCAAGCACTTTTGTTTTAAGGTAGACCCAAAGGAGTTTGCAGCCGCCGTTGCACATGCGGTCTATGCAAAGCAGGTAACTGAAAGAGACGGACGTTTGTATCCGATAGGGAGGTAGTCTAGAGTGCTATGGAAACTAATGAGCTTACTGTCAAGGACAGCGGGTGGCATGTCAGCGCGCACCACGTGATGGCATGCATGAATGGAGACTGCGTGGAGCGGGAAATGTGCGGTCACTTACTGGTAGTGGAACCCCTCGTGAGGGGTACATGGTTCAAGTGGATTGACGGCCATTTCAGGGGCACGGCAACGAAACTGGAAAATGCTGAGCGCGAGTTGGAGAGGGAAGCGCTGGATGAAGAGGCGGCGTGGCGCAAGAAGCAGGAATGGGCTGAGAGTGGCGTGGAGCGGAGGCGAACATGATGAAGGCAGACGCAACCCATTGCAGGCACGGTCATGAATGGACGCCGGAAAACATTGGGCTGGATCGTGGCAAGCGCTACTGTAAGGCATGCAATAAAGAGAGGTGCAGGAGGCGCTATTGGGAAGGCAGGAACGCGAAGGATCACGCGACTCCTTTCGTTTTCTCGTAGGTGCGCAAGCTGCCGAGGCCGAGTAGTGCAAGCAGTACAGGCATCAATTCAGTCAGAGAGAGTTCTGGAAGGGGCTTGCTGGTGAAGTGGGACAGGAATGGCGCAAGGATATAGGTGTAGCCAAGGGCCGTACCACATACCCATCCGATGTAGGGACGCCAGCCAGAAACGAACAGCGAGGAAGATGCTGCTTCAACCTTGTTGATTTCGAGTTGCCCCATGATTTGCTGAAGTTCGCCGGTGACTGCGATCTTGGCGAGTTCCTGCTTGGCCTCCTCTGCTACTTTTGGATCGGGGAGCACGCGGTCGAGGAGTTGGCCGATGATGGGGATGAAGGGCAGGAGTGGCATCACGCTACTTTCACATCGTCTGGTGAGTTGAAGAGGACTAGTTCCATTGCACGCCGGTTCTTGAGTCCTTCATTGATTTCGTACTTGCCGGTGCGTGGGTTGCGGACCTTGTTCCAGCGCCGCCATTCAGTTTGTGTTCCAAGTAAGTCGTTAGAGTTGAGGCGCTTCAGCAAAGTCGATGTGCGGAAGGCTTCGCAGCCAATATTATAAACGAGAGCGATCAAGGCGTCATACTGGCTTTGTTTCAGAGGTACTTTAAGTTGTTCGTTGACGCATTTTTCGAACTGCTGCACGCGCAGCATCAACGCTTCTTCCGCTTCATCCTGTGTCCAGCGCAAGCCCTTATGGATGTCGGGGCCGCGCACGCCATACCCAATCGTCCAGTAGCCTGCTTGGTCCTGATATGCGGCGAGGCGTAGCTCTTCGCCGCGCTTGAGGAAGGCATAGCAGTTGCGTGATGCGTGCATTTTCATTTTCCTGCTCCGAAGAAGTAGTGGGAGAAGGTTCCCCACAAGACGCTGGCTCCCAATGTGATGGAGGCAAGGATTTTAATGAAGGTCCAAGCGCCAGTGGCTTGCTCCAGGCGGCTCTGGATGGCATCCATCTTGCGCTCCAAGTGTGCCATACGATCGTACAAGTCCTTATTGGTGATTTGGCTGTTGTCATCCATCGCAACCTCCTGTCACTGTCCATAGAGTCCGTACTGCTGCATCGCGGTGGGTGCTGCACGCATGGCAGGGTTAAGCATACTCTCAACGAGGCCGGGAGCAAGCGATGGCTGCATGGTGCCTTGGAGAGCGCCGGAGAGGAGGGCGGCACGGCCAGCGGCGCGTCCCCCTGCGAGGGCGAGTGGCGCACCAGTGGCGAGGACTGCGGTGGCAGGCGTCCCGAAGATGCTCCCCAAGAGCGGTGCAACGCCGTAGGGCAGGTGATGCAGGTAGCGCAGCATGCTGCTAGGCGGCGGTGGGGAGTGCGTGGCTTCAGGGACGGCGCTCGCAAGGCGCGCGACCACGTTCAAGTCGCCGGGAATGCGCTCGCCACTCTGGAGGAGTTGCCCAAGCTTTTCCGTGTCGATGCCTCCCTTTGGGGAGAGGGCGTCCTTGATCGCGTTGAGGGCTGCGTACTGCTGCTCGTTGCCTGCCTTGAGCGCGTAGTCTCCAGCGAAGCGTGGAGTGCGGTTCACCAGTTCGTAGTGCGGCTTGGTTGCGGCCAGCGCGTTAGTGACGACTTCCCGCGTGAGTGGCGTGTTGGGAGGAAAGCCAGCTTCCCGCGTTGCGATCTGGTTCGCAAGGTCTTGGTTGTAGGCGGCGGCGGTGCGATGCAGCTTGTCGGAGCCGAAGGCCGTCTCTGCGCCGCGTGCGATCTTGCCTGCGCCGGGATTGGCGCTTGGCGGAACCTTGAAGCCAGCTTGCATGGCATCGCGCACAGTCTGCTCCTCTGGTGAGAGTTGTTGGGGGTAGGGAGAAGGTGGCAGCTTGAAACGGGATTGGATGCCGCTGGCGATGGGGTCCGCTCCCATTGCGCCGTAGCCCATTGCAGCAAGGGAGTTGACGACTCTCTCGGTCGTGGTCTCTGGTTGTGGCAGCACGCGGTTGATACCGGAGGCGATGGCTTGGGATGGCATGCCAAGTTGCGGGTTGTGGCCAATGGCGCGGCCTCCCATGTTGATGGCGGTGTTGAGTGCATCGCCAATCATACCAACGGTGCTACCTGCGGCTTCGACTGCGGGACGAATGGAAAGGCCAACGGAGCGGAGCGCGCGTTCAGTGGCGGTGCGTGGCTTAGCCACTTGTTTTGGTTGCGGCGCTGCGGTAGCTGGTTGCGAGGGTGCTTGCTGTGAGTATTCTTCCCAAGGCGCTGCGTTGGAAGCTGGAGCGGCTTCGTGGGCTGGCGTCTTGCCGCCGTACTCTTCCCAAGGCATTTGCTGTGCCATCACTGGCCTCCGCGCTGCGGCATTGGTGCCCAGCTTTCTTTCTTGGATGGGTCTCCACCAATGAAGACGTACCCATTACGAACCATTCCGGCCTTTGGATTGGGTAGGTCGGGTCGCTGCGATGCAGCTAGTTGGGTATCGGCTGGAAGGTCAATATAGCGGGAGTACGGGTCAGGGCCGACGCGCTGTTCGAAGGATGAGACTTGGGAGTTGTGGCGTTGCGCTTGGCGCACGAAGGACTCCTTCGTGGCTTCAAGGATTTGGTTCAGCGCAGCGGGGTCATTGGAGCGAGTACCAAAGGACTGCATGATGGCCTTCTGCTGGTTGGCGGTAGGGTTCTGGTCAACCTGCTTCACGGCTTTCATCCAGAGTTGGGCCATCGCGGAGTCGAAGTCCTCAGCGTTCACAACGTCCGGGTCAGGCGGCTTGCCAAAGATGTTGGTGTAGGTCTTGATCACGCTTTTCTTCCAGTCTCCAGCAGTACCAACTGGAGTGAAGCTATTTTTGTTATCCATCATGGCCTTCAGGTCAGCTTGCGCACGTGAGAGCGCAGCGTATTGGGTTGGCAGTTCCTTGTAGGTGTCGTAGGACTTCTGGATTTCAGTGTTGGCGCTTTCGAAGCGCTTTTGCTGCAACTCGTTGTAGGTCTTGGATGGCAAGCCTCCAGTAGAAGCGCCACCGGGAGCCCCCATCTCGTAGTCTGCGCGGCGAGATTCAATGCCTAAGCGCTGGCCTTCCATGCCAATGCGACGATCCTCCTGCGCGAGACGGCGTTCGCCCATAGGGTCGCCAACGTAGGTGGTTTCGCCAGTGACGGGGTTACGTTGGTAGGAGTTGGCCGGGACGTTTTGGGGAGCCATCTGCTTGGATAGCTCCATGAGCGGTACGGTGTTACCTTCAGCAAGGCCCATCGCCGCGCCGAAGCGTGCCATGTCAAGGCCGGGATTGGCGACGGGAGGAGCCTGCATGCCGGCCATTTGCGCCGGGGGTTGGTCAGCGCCAGCGAGGACGCGCGCCGTGTAGCCAGTGGGCGCATTAGGGCCAAGCCGGTTCATGATGTCGTTCACGTAGGAGGACACGTGCTTGCCGTTGCCGTCAGCGACATCGCGCAGGTAGGGTCGGTCGCCATTGCCCATGTTGCCCTCGCCAGAGAAGTAGCCTGCCGCGACCATCTGGCGGATCATGTTCGGGTCGTTGGTGCGGCCTGCTGCCTTGGCAGCAAGGTAGTCCATGTAGCGGCTGGCGACTGCGCGGTTGTCGTTGGGGTTGGTAATCTGCTCGCCCGGTTGCGCAAACCGGCTGAAGGTGCCGGGCATGACTTGGCCAGGTCCGACAGCGCCGTCGATGCTGTTGGCGATGCTGTTGCTATTGCCACTCTCCTGATTGAAGATTGCGCGGCGCATCATGGTGTCGGGGCCAGCGAAGTTGCGTGCCCCGAATGCGTTTCCGCGCCCGGTTGGAGGACCGACAGGCGTTGGACCGCCAGCATCAAATGGCATGCGTTGCATGTGGACGTTGCCGCCAATGAGGTTGGGGTTAGGCGGGGCAGGTGCCGC